CTGTAGTGACTTAATGTCTGAGCCAGACTTTCCTGGACTCGACATATTCTTTAGGGTGTCTCCGAGTCCCATTATTTACCTCCTCGACATGCACACTGGTTTCCGCGGTGGCGGTCAACACTGCTGTTGGAGATGTCAAACCCTTCAGCACGGAGGGCGGCTGCGATTGCAGCATTAGTTAAACGACCAGGAGCTCCCTCTGCCGTGTCCAGGAAGTCTCGAAGGACTGCCTTGTCCTCGTTGCTTACCTGACTACCTTCAAGGATTGCTCCAACCTTACAGAAGCGAGGCTGAGACTTTGTAGACTCATTGAGACGGTCTGAGAGTGACATACGTACTCCTTCATTTCGTTATACGTCACTTAATGATACTACAAAACTCTAAAAAACTAAGTTATTTATGAGGCCTGTTTTTTCGGTGCTCTGCGTCTTACTGATTTGACTGCTGGCTCTACTGCTTCGATTGAAACATGAGGGGTGAGGGTTCCCGACATTATGAAGTCTTTGATGATTGTCACTTCGGTAGAGGTGTGCTCGGATGCTCGCTCAATCTTATTTACTCGGTCAGCCAAGGAGCTACCGCCGTTTTCCCACAGTTGGTGTTCTACTCGGTCTAGTCGGTCTGAGAGGGTCCTGCCCTTAGAGTCAACACCGATGGCATCGTCAATTCGTCTAGCTACTTTGTAGACTGCCATCAAGGCTCCGACAATGGTTACAAGACCGCCGACGACGGCGGCAATTGATAAGATAATTCCTGTGGTATCCATCTGAGGTGTTTCTGAGTAGGCGACAGTTAGTATAATTATACCCACTACACGTGCCAATGATTAATCGTGGTAGAATGGTAGTCTCAAACACATCAAACTAACTAAATCACCTAAATGTTTGAAAAATGACGGATGATGGTATATCGTTGGTTTTCTAGTCACAAAGACGGGAGTAATAAGTGGACTTTTCTCTAAAACGGATGAGTATTCGGAATGTTGCCAACACATATGGCCTTCCTACTCGTGTTGTTGCACGTGCTGTCGAAAGCGGGGACCTCAAGGCAGCCAAAATCACTACCGAAACTGGTCGTGAACGCTCGTATATTTCTAAGGTTGATGCAGACATGTGGTTCAAATCACTATTTTCCGTCGACTCTTCTGTAGACGGGGTCGTGACTAACTAGATGACCCAACTCTCCCACTCAGAAAAACTGCTTCGAGGTGCTAGCTGGTATGCCTCGGCAGGTTGGAAAATTCTCCCTTGTCATGGGCTAGATGACACTGGTCGCTGTACCTGTAACCAGCCTCATGCCGAACCTAAGGATGTCGGTAAGCACCCCGCAATCTCTGAATGGAATGTCCGTGCCAGTAGCGACCAGTCGGTGGTATCGGCTTGGTGGGGCAATAACCCGAACTACAACATTGGTGTTTTTTGCCAGCCTTCTGGCTTCATGGTCATTGACGTTGACCCGCGTTCTGGTGGTCTCGAGTCGTTTGACAAGTTCGACGAAGAGGTTGGTGCAGGAGCACTGCCTCAGACTGTTATGGCTTACACGGGAACTTACATGCACAAGGGTGTTGCGGTCCGCGGTCGTCACATCTTCTACAAGGTCGATGCCAATGAGCAGTTGCTCGGCAACCTCAAGGCTTTAGGTCTCTCGGGTATTGACATCAAACACAACGGATACGTAATGATTGCACCTAGTCGTCACGGGTCTGGTGTCAACTACGAATGGGTTGAGGGTCATGCTCCTTGGGAGATGGAGATGGCTGAAGCCCCTGAGGAACTTTTGCAACACCTTCGTAAGAAGAGTCGACGCTCTACAATGCACCTCGGTGAATCCGACTGGGGCTTTATGGCTGACCTCGACTTCCGTGGTGAAAAGGTCGACGTCCAGAAAATTCTCGAAGAGGGAATCGACGAAGGCTCTCGTGCCGTCGACGTTTATAAGTTGGCTTGTGCGTTGGCAAACAAGTTTGGAACGTCGTCAGATGCTCGCATGATGATTGAGACGATGATGATTCGTTTCAACCACGAGAAGATTCGTCCTCCGATGGAACTTGAGGGTCCGAACTCGCTTCTGATGCACACTCGTCGTGCGATTGACTTTGTTGCAGAGAATCCTGTTGGTGAGCGTATCTGGCCTGGTGCTCAGGAATGGGCACAGCGTAATCAGCAAGAAACTCGTTCTGCGAGTGCCGCTACAAAACCAGCTGCCGTGAAAGTCTCTACGGAATCTGTCGGAGATTCAGACAGTTTGGTGCCTAACGAGTCTCTTCCTGGAACTATCGGTGGGGCGGTACTTGATGCAGCTCACAACGGTATGTCTGTTGCTGAAGCATTTAGTAGTGGAAACGTAGACATCCCCCGTGACCCAGATGCTATTTCTGAGGCTGAGGGTGGAACTCCTGGACGTCGTACCTTGTCAGATATTGGTAATGGTCGTCGTCTAGTTGATTCTTTTGGTAACGCGGTTCGTTATAGCCCTGGAATCGGTTGGTTCATCTGGGACGGTCAGTATTGGCGTCCAGATGCCGAAGACCTTGGCATGAAAGAACTTGCCAAGCGTATCCCTCCAATCATTGCAAGTGAAGTGATGAACTACGAGGACCAAGACAAGAAGAACGAAGTTTTGAAGTGGGCCAATCAGGCTAAGTCAAACTCTCGTCTCAACGCTTCGATTGAGAGTGCTAACTCTGACCCTCGTGTTGTCGTTCCTGTCGAAGCATGGGATGGCAACGAGTATCTCCTTGGTGTTCAGAATGGTGTCATTGACCTACGCACTGGTGAACTTATGCGTGGACGTCCTGACCTCTACATTACGAAGCGTGCTCCTGTTTCCTATACTCAGGGTATGAAGAACGTCCGTTGGGAGCAGTTCATCGACTACGCAACTGGTGGAGACAAAGAACTCCAGGCATGGATTCAGATGGCTGCTGGGTACACACTCACTGGTTTGAATAATCAGGATGTTATGTTCTTGGTTTACGGTCCTCCAGGTTCTGGTAAGAACACCTTCGTTGAAGCCCTCGTTAAGGCTATGGGAACTCAGCAGTATGCGTGGCCTCTTGACTCGAGCATTCTTGCTCAGGGTGATGGTATGTCCTCGTCAACCGACCTCTACCACTGGGCTGAGCTTCGTGGTCGCCGTATGGTTTGGGTTGACGAGTTGCCTGAGTCAGAACGTATGAAGGAAAACTCCGTAAAGAAGTTAACTGGTTCGTCTGAAATCTCGGCACGTTCTCCTGGTGAGAAGCCGTTTACATTCACTGCTCAGGCTAAGTTGTGGGTCACTACAAACCACCGCCCGATGATTAACGACGACGCTATGTGGCGTCGTATTCGTCCGATTCCTTGGAGCAATGTTCCTGAGAATCCTAACCCTGACCTTAAGGCTTACCTTTTTGACCCTGAAGGTGCTCTCCCTGCGATTCTTGCTTGGGCTGTTGAAGGTGCGATTCGCTACCTCAACTCGTCTGAGCGTGACCCGCTTGGTTGGTGTACTGCCGTCAAGGAAGCGGCAGACGTCTATCGCAAGAACGAAGACCGTATTGGTATGTTCTTGGATGAAGAGACTCGTGAGGCTGAAGGTATGACTATTGCAGTTAAGCAGTTGTATGGTCACTACCGTATGTGGGCGGAAGAACGTGGTGAGCGTCCTATGACTCAGATTGCGTTCCACCGTAAGATGGCTGACCGTGGTCTACCGATTGAGGGGCAGGGAACTCGAGCGTTGATTCTCGACCGAACCTTGAGCCCTAGAGCTGTTCCAACCAATACTGAAGTTGATTGGCAGACTGCTACACGGTTTGCTCGGAACTTTTAAATTTTCTACCGATTTGCGGTAGAATACAGATGTGTCCTTGGGAGAGAGGCACAAGTGTGGTAGGGAGTTTTGGGCCAACACGGACTAACTCTCTACCACACATCAACCTATGTAGGAGAAGAAGTGAAAATTTGCATCGCAACACCGATGTACGGTGGTAATGCTAAAAGTGTTTATGTAGCGTGTCTACAGCAGCTACAGGAAGCACTGGTAAAGAACGGGCATCAAGTCTGGCACTTGTCCATGACTAATGAAAGTTTGATTACTCGTGCTAGAAACACTCTGGCTCACGAGTTTATGAAGTCTGATTCAGATGCTCTTCTCTTTGTTGATAGCGACCACGGCTTCAATGTTGATGACATCATCAAGATGGTCAACTCTGGTAAAGATGTGATTGGAGCAATCTATCCAATGAAGTCAATCAACTGGGAGAACGTAAGAAAAGCAGCTCTTGCTGGGAAAACTGCAGAAGAGCTAGAATCATACTCTGGATTCTTTGCTATCAACTTTTTACCAGAACCTCTACAGTTCCAAGGAAGCGAACCATTCCCTGTTCGAGACGTGGGGACTGGAATGTTATTTATTCACCGACGTGCTTTCGAGCAGATTCAACCACTGGTAAAGACATATCGGAATAATGCGAACGCAACGCCTAACATTGCTTACGGAGAAGTAATCCACGAATACTTCCCGACGCTAATCACTGAAGAGCCTGAAATGGTGCTCTTGTCAGAGGACTATGCCTTCTGCCACCTCTACCGTGAGTCTGGTGGAACTGTATATGCAGCACCTTGGGTTCGCATCAGTCACGCTGGTGAATACAACTTCTCTGGTCGATTCCTAGCAATGCTAGAAATTCAGGGACAGTTTACGGCTGCGGGGGAGACCCCAGAAGGTCAATCAGATTCTTCACAGTCGTCGGATACCACTTCCGACCATTCTGAGTCGGAATAGCGTCTCTATTTAGACCGTCCGCAATGGTGCGGTAGGACGCCCCCGAAGAACGTTCCGAGATAATTCTCTGGCGTATATCTTCGGGGGTTTTGTTCTTTGGGCCCATATCGACACCCCACACGATGCCACGCTTTCGTCGGTCCTCATGGACGTCCTTCTGACGAGCAGCAATGATTCCACGCTCCATCTCAGCGAGGGCGGACATGATTGTCACGACGAATCGACCTTGATAGGAAGACGTGTCTAGATTGAGGTCCAACATCACAAGACGCCAACCGTTTGTGTTGGCTCGGTCGATAACGCTGAGGAAGTCCTTGGTTGAACGAGCAAGGCGGTCGATACGGGTAACAAAGAGTGCTTGGGCGTCGCCAGCATCGAGACGCTTGAGTGCATCGGTCAGGGCTGGTCGACCAGAGATGGACTTACCAGAACGTCCCTCTTCACGAACAAACTCGACGTCCGTAAAACCTGCGAGCTCTGCTGCCTGTTGAAGTTGTCGCTCTTGAACATCTAACGAAACACCGTCGTTGACTTGCATTGCTGTAGATACGCGAGCGTATAGCAATGCTTTACCTAGTTCAGACACTACATCTCCTAAAAGTTATATAATAATGTATCGACCTGTACACAGATTTCACGAAAAACCCGTGTATAACCTTAATTTTAACCTTATAAATAACATGCGATAATAGACGTAACCTCGACGTCAGTAAGGTGTTATGCAGCAAAAAAGTGACCCGTACCAGTGCACGGTGTGTAGGCAGTATTATGTTGTTCCGTCGCTAGCTCGCGATTGCGAAAGAAAACATGAAAAGGCTAGTTTCCGAACTGAGTCCAGGCAGTACCGCTATAAGTCATAATGTTGGCAGCTACCCAGGTAGTACCGTTGTAAGTCATAATGTTGGGGGATGCAACCCAGTTTGTTCCGTTATATACTCCGCCTAAAGTATTTACCGCAGCGGATAGGGCACTCCTAGTTCCAGTGTGGGCAACTATTGAAGAGTAGGTTAAAGCATCCTGAGTCAGCAGCAAATCTGAAACAGTATTATGTGCAGTGACAATAAATCTATAACTTGTTCCAGGTAAAAGTCCAGTAATAGTTCTTGATGTGGCTGTTGAGCCAGTGTCTGCTACTGCGATTGACCAGTCGGTGTTGGCGTTTGCTGTGGCAGTTGATAGACGCTTGAGAATTCTATATCCGTTAATGGCTCCAGAGCCAGTATCTGTCGGGGCTGTCCAAGAAAGCGTTACGGCAGTTGTATTTACAGTCACACCAGTCGGGGTTCCTGGTGCACTTGGTAGAGAATGAACTACTACCTGAGCATATTGCCGTCTACCACCCCAGTTTGTTGACTCTACTCCATCGTTATAAATAGTGTTGCCAGCAGATGTAAAAGTATTAAATCTAATGTTTCCAGAGTCATTTTTATAGAATCCATAGTATCTTGTCGAGCCGCGGTTTGCTAGGTGGTTCGCTGTGATTGTGGTGTTTGCACCGTTAGCATTTGTGGCTCCTGACTGCCATCCTCCAGAACCGTTAGCTGACGTTCCAAATTCAAAGTCAAGAGTGGATGTTGTCGGGCTTGAGTCTGCCCACCAATAGAGTCTTAGCGAGTACAGGTTAACGGGTTGGCTTCCAGTTGAATACGCACCTATTGCACCTGTTACAGGAGCTTCGGCTGATGTAATGTTATCGGCTAGCGTCCAGGTGGAGACAATATCTGTACCAGCCGCTTCTGCTGTCCACGAGTTGTACTGTGCGGAACCAAATGTAATTGTCTGAACTGTCATATCAAGATTTTACCAAGTAATCCAAACGTCACCAGCAACGTTGCTTCCCGCTGCGGGTGCCGTTTGCGAAATCCACACGCGGTGGCCCATAATTCTTACGTTCGATGCAGCTCCACCGAGACTTGTATCGCCCGTAAGTGTCATCGTGGCTGCGTTGACGTTGGCAGTTACGTTGAGCGATGTTCCTACTGCTGCACCAACGTTTGGTGTTGTGAACGTTGGGCTGGTGTTCATTACTACTGCACCGCTACCAGTGTAGGTAGAGAAGTCGGTAATACCAGCTTCCCACGCTGCAGTGGTGTTTCCTGCAATATCAATACAGGTCACCATAGATGTTGTTCCAGCAGGAATAACAACTAACGGCTGACCAGTCGAGGTCTGAACTGTAACTAGACCTGTGCTGTTGTTGACAATGTGGAATGTCCAGCCCAGGGCTAATGTGGAGGTGTCTGGCAAGGTTACTGTCTGAGTAGTGGTTCCAGTGAAGTACTGGTAGGAAGAACTGCTACTGGTTAGCGTGGTAGTAGTTGCTGCTGTCGCGGTGGACGTAAATCCCATAATGGATGCTAGGGACTGTGATGGGGTTGCCCAGTAGGGGGCGTTTGTAGCAGTGTTGTAGAGAAGTGCTGCCATGTTGGTGGTTGGTGCAGTGACAGATGAAGTTGTGTTCACTCCAGATAGATAAACAACCTGTCCCTTACTCGCGGTTCCACCGATAAGACTGTCTGCTAAAGCAGCTCTAGTTGCGTATAAGTTAGACACCTGTGTAGTCGAGCTAACCGCCAGAGGTGCAGTCCCTGTTGCCACCGTTGAGATGAGTTGACCTGCGGTATTAACTGTCCCAGCAACATTGGCATTTCCGCCTACCACTAAGTTAGCGGCAACGTTAGTTGTAGTGCCGTTGAGTGTGATGTTTGCTACTGGACTCGCACTTGCGTAACGTCCCATGAAGATGTGACCTGTTGCATCTGTAGCGTCAGCACCAGCTTGGACATAAAAAATATTTCCTGACCCGATAATTCGACCTACGGTGCTGTCCGTATCCCGAACAAACATTGATGCCTGGTTATTGAGCGTCAAACCTTCTAAAGTCGGGTTGGTTGCAAATACTAGTGCTCCAGTTCCCGTTTCATCAGTCACAGCAGTGCGTAGGTTAGCCGAGCTTGGAGTTTCTAAGAATGTCGAAACCCCCGTCCCCATTCCAGTGACGTTAGCTAGTGCAATATTTGCAGTAATAACATTAGCCGAGAAGCTGCCGTTCGCATCACGTTGGACTACATAGTTAGCAGTGCCCGCTGAGGAAGCATTGATTGCGACTGTCTGTGTGCCAGAGTTGTAAGTTAGCGGGCTAGTTGCTGTAACTACGCCAGCAGGGCCAGTTGCTCCGTCTGCACCTGTGCTACCCGTAGCACCCGTTGCACCCGTAGGACCCTGCGGGCCAGTGTCGCCAGTCGCTCCAGTTGCACCTGTAGGACCTGTTGCACCTTGAGAGCCAGTGGGTCCTGTCGCTCCATCTGCACCATTAGTTCCGTTAGACCCAGCTGGGCCAGTCGGTCCTGTGGCTCCCGTTGCTCCCGTAGGACCAGTGGCACCTGTGTTTCCCTGAATACCTTGGTCACCTTGAGGACCCTGAGAACCTGTAGGGCCTGTAGGACCTGCTTCTCCTTGTGGTCCTGTTGGTCCTGCTACCCCCTGAGCTCCTGTAGGACCAGTGGGTCCCTGAGAACCAGCAGGGCCAGTGTCTCCAGTAGCACCTGTGCTACCTGTAGCACCTGTCGGACCTGTCGGACCTACAGCACCCTGAGCACCAGTAGGTCCTGTTGGTCCTGCTACACCCTGAGCACCAGTTGGTCCAGTTGGGCCTTGAATACCTACAGCACCATCTAGGTTGATTTCCCAGGAGGTGTAAGTTCCAGAACCCTCGCTGCTGTTTAGTGTAACTACGAGTGAGCCTGTAGATGGGTTGTATGAGTCCACGGTTCCGTGCATATGATTGCTCGAGTCATGTGCAATCAGCAGCGTCTGTTGAGTGGAGTAATCAAGCCCTAGGTCAGCGGTTGTCAGTGTGATTTGACCAGAGCTTGCAATACTTAGTGAGGTAGTTGATGTGGTGTGATACTTATCACCGTCGGCACCTGCGGAACCTGTCGCACCCGTAGGACCTGTTGCACCTGTAGGTCCAGTATCTCCAGTTGAACCCGTCGCACCAGTTGGGCCAGTTGGACCTTGTGAACCCGTCGCTCCAGTAGGTCCTGTTGCTCCCGTTGGACCAGTGTCGCCTGTAACACCAGTTGAACCCGTCGCACCAGTTGGGCCAGTCGGACCCGTAGGTCCAGTTGCACCAGTAGAGCCTTGAATACCTTGAGCACCTTGAGCACCTTGTGCTCCAGTTGGACCTGTTGCACCCGTAGCACCCGTAGCACCTGTAGGCCCTGTTGCCCCAGTTGGACCAGTAGCACCCGTAGCACCAGTTGGACCTGTTACTGTAGAGGCAGCACCAGTCGCACCCGTAGGACCTGTTGGGCCTGTTGCACCCGTAGCACCAGCGGTACCAGTATCTCCCTTAGGTCCAGAAAGTTCGATAACGGTTATTACTGGGCCGTTAGTCTCTCCAAAGTTGAATGTTCCGCCAGCAGCGTTGTTGATTTTAAGCGAGTAGGTATATGTGCCAGCCGCGGGGACGTCGATAGCGGTAAGAGCAAATGGGACGTTCTCTGAGCCAGCAGAACTCTCTGCGTGAACGATGTTACCGATAGCGGTAGAGCCTCGGTAAAGTTGTAGGGTTACCCAGCCGCCAGCACTATTGTTCTCCATGTCTCCAGTGGCAATTACCTGAATTGGATACCCATTTGTAGTTAGGGCTACGCTTGCAAGAGTAGTTCCCGCTGAAGAAACGTTTGACTGTTTTGTAGCATAAGTGTATGAGGCATTCATAGCACCCGTAGAGCCACCAGTTAGGCTTGTTCCCGCTCCTACGCCGCCAGATGTTAGGTCAACGTAGTAGCCACGGTTGCTACCGCCAGCTTCCCAGAAACGAAGTTTGTTTTGGTAGACGTCAATATTTACACCAGTAGTCAGGGCTGTATTAGTGACAGGCTTATTGAGGAATAGCTGTCCACCCTCATCTCCACCCTGGGCATTGATGTTTAGCTGTCCGTTTAGGCTGAGGTCTGTTCCGTCATACGTAAGACCTGAACTTCCAGCGGCAACGTTAGAAGAGTTCTTATAAACAATTTGGTTTGCCGAGCCAGCGACTGGCCCCGTAGCACCTGTCGGTCCTGTTGGACCCTGCGAACCTGTTGCTCCCGTAGGACCAGTTGCTCCTGTATTTCCTTGAGCACCAGTAGGACCAGTTGCTCCTGTTGGACCAGTATCCCCTGTAGCACCCGTTGAGCCAGTGGCTCCCGTTGCACCTGTTGGACCAGTAGGTCCTGTTGCACCAGTAGAACCTTGAACACCTGTTGCACCTGTAGGTCCCGTGGCTCCCTGAACACCTGTTGCTCCCGTGGGACCTGTTACACCTGTTGCACCAGTCGGTCCAGTCGGTCCAGTCGGACCGCTTTGTGGGCTGACAAACTCGTATAGACCTGAGGTGGAGTTGTATGACAACACATAGCCATTTTGACGTCCAGTCAGTGTCACATCGTGAAGTTCACCGAGCTCGAATCCGTTTTGAACATTGACAAAAATTTCACCGTTTACCGCATGTGCTCTTGTGACAATACCGATGAATACTAGGTGGGCGGGGGCTGAAGGCTTATTAGCTAGACCGTAGATAAGGCTTCCGCTAGTCCCCAACCAAACAGGGTCTCCCGCTGTTGCAGTTGAGGTATCAAGTCCAGTTACAAGACCCTCCGTAACAACTAGAACTAAGTCGTTAGTTTGACCACCAGTTTCTAGTAGACCGAGTGTTTTTGATGATGTTGTTTCGGTGGCGTTAGATGCCCTACTGACAAGCATGTTGGTGCCATTTGCACCCGAGACATACACAGCTTCACCCGCATTGATGTCCTGAGCTAGCTTTACCTGATGCTTTACCTGAGTTGAATAGTTATCAATCCACTCGGTGTTATAGTCAATGCCATCTATCTTGGCAAGAATCTGACCCCAGGTTCCTCCAGCGGGGACCCCCACTCCAGTTGCACCTGTAGGACCTGTTGCACCTTGAGAGCCAGTGGGTCCTGTAGCACCAGTTGCCCCTGTGGGGCCAGTAGGTCCAGTATCTCCAGTTGAACCCGCTGGCCCCGTTGCACCAGTCGCACCCGTAGGGCCAGTTGCCCCAGTGATGCCTGTTTGGGCGGTCCACTCAGTGCCGTTGTGAGTGTAGATAAGCCCTTCATCTGTCTTGAAAAAGAGTGCACCAGTTACGCCAGTCGTCGGAAGTGTACTTCCAGACGGCAGACCTACAGGGGTGAGAAACTTTCTAGTCAAGACAAACCTCTTTTAGTTGTATACCTGTATTATCCCACAACAACTGCACGATACGTGTCAGCAGCTACGTTCGCTGAAGCCACGAATGACAGTGTTACTGCGGATGTGTTAGTGCGGGCAACGTCAACTTCAACCTGAGTATAGGTTGAAAGTTCGTACACCTGAACTGTCACGTCACGGGAGCCGATTCCGTGGTTTACAACCCATGTGACAACTGAGCTGGTTGGCTCAAGTAGCGTGTTATTTACAGCGTACTTGGTCGTCGGTGCTGCGGTTGAGATGGCAGTAGCAACGGTGTTATCAACATATGACTTAGTAGCTGCGTGTAGGTTGCTAGTTGGGTCCGCATTCAGGGTGAGGGCACCAGTCATGGTGTCACCAGACTTGCTGACCTTTCCACCGATAGAGGTAGTAATGGTGCTTGAGAAGCTAGCGTCATCGTTGATGGCGGCGGCAAGCTCGTTGAGGGTGTTCAGTAGGTCTGGAGCACCGTCTACCAATCCTGCTACTGCAGAGTCAATACGGTCCTTGACTGTGTTTCCAGTTGAACCGTTTACTGTTCCGTCACCAATTAGGAGGTCAATCCAACCGTGAGTTGCAATCTCTTGTCCAGAAGTGGCTGACCCTAGATAAGAGTTTCCATCAGCATTAAGGATAATGTTTGCGTTGTTAGTTGTTAGCTGGATGTTCTGACCCGCGTGAAGTTCCAAGTCATAGGTAGTCGAAGCAAGACGAAGGTTTGCACCTCCATCATCGCCCACGGAACCGACTACTCCGCTACCGCTGTTGAAGCTGATTGCAGTAGAGAAGGTCTTGTTCGATAGGGTCTGAGTGTCCGAAGTACCTACGATGTCACCTGTCACACCGTGTGTCGAGGTGTCTGAGATGTGGGTAGTTAGGTCTCCAGCAACAGTGCTTGCTGCACCAGATGCGTCATACCAAGTGTCTACAGTGGTTCGGTTAATTCCGAGCTGTCCCGTAGTAATACCAAGACCGCCGCCAGTGACTAGGTCTACAGAGATATTTCCAGTCGAGTAGGTAATACCGTCGCCACCAGTTAGGTGGCTGTCTACACGAGCATCTGTGTAGTAGAGGTTAGTAGTTCCTTCAGTCAGGTCATCAGTAGTCGAATCAGCAACGCCGTTTTCGGCGGTGATGGTTAAACCTGAGCCGTTACCAGTGATGGTGATGTTTGTCTTAGTAGCACCAGTCAGAAGGTTTGCAGCTGCATTGGCAGCACGACCATCGGTGAAGTAGAGGTTACTACCCTCTTCAATATCGCTAGTAGTTAGTGCATTGATTGCCGCTGTAATGGCACTAGAGACATCTCCACCTTGAGCGAGAGAAATCCAGCCAGCTCCGTTGTAATAGCGGAGTGTGTTGTCTCCAGTGTTGTAGTAGAACTGACCTACTACGGGGTTGGATGGGTTGTTAGCCAGATTCTGAATTCTGGCATTAAGAAGCTCATTCTTATTTAGATTGAGCCCCGTTAGAAATGAACGTGACATTCTTTATATTCCTTACGAGAGGTGAGCTTTGCCAGAAATTGAGCTGGAAAAGGTTATGGTTAGGGAGTTTTCGTCATTGTGGAGTACTTCTCCCTCAACCATCGTTTCGGCACTATCAAATACCGTGACGTTGGGGTAGAAACCTAAATCGTGTGCAATTGACCACACTGTGGTTGCTGCAATTTGGTTATGCGTATAAGCAGTTGCAGCAATAATGTCAGCAGTAGAAGCTGCTGCACCAGCGGGACCAGTGGGGCCTGTTGC